AATAGATACAGTTGTTGTAGTATTTGTAGTTGTGGTGATAACACCAAAGTCTGCTATTTCTGCATCTGCTAGTTCAGTAATGGTTCGTTCTTGTCCTGCACCTTTACCTGCAATAATACGAATTTTAATATTATCAGGAAGATGCGAATGGCGACTAAATCCTGCCACAGTAATAGTATTAGACGATGCTGTAACAGCATGACCACGATATCCTGAGTATGCTGAATATTTCATACTAACGGCTGTAAGTGGTGCAATATTGGGAGCAGCACACTCTTGCCATGTATCAGAATAGGTATCGTATCTCCACATAGCTTGAGCAACAAGATAGTACATGTATCGTGCAGCAATATCACTTGAAGCAAGGGTAGAAGTTGCAGAAGTTGTTGTGGGAGCAAAACGCATCCACTCAAATACTGGTTGATCTACTTGTGTTTTTAATAAATTTGTTACTGCCATATGGTTTCCTTAATTATGTAAATGAAAGTTTGGATCGGATTGCGGATGCATAACAGGCTTGAGCGTCATTGGCTACACGCCATAATTGATGAACAGGTCCTTCCAAGATTGATCCTGTAGTTACAGTACTCAAAATATATGGATTCGCCGATTGTGCTGCCATATTTTGACTTGCTATTTGATTACTGACTGATGCGGTAACTGTTCCCGAAACAGTAACGGAACCTGAAACAGGCATAGTTGTATTAAGTTCAGTGGGGTTGGAGGAATTATTTGCTCCAATGGCTTCAATAGTTACTTTTTGTCGTAATTTACTGTCTACAACAGCATTGCTTTCAAGCAATTTATTCATACGACGAAGAAGTGTTGCCATGCTTTCATCATAACTCTCAACATCAATGTAAATTTGCAATGCATCAGTTGCACTCATAGACACTGTGTTGTGATCTAAAGTTAGTACATTGTCAGCAAAACTTACCGCACCATTTGTTGCGTCTGCAAAATTATAAATTATTGTGTTTGCTGTGGTATTTGTAATAAGAAGAATATTTGCAAGTGTAATGGTATATTGAAGTCCTGTGAAGGTCACAGTCTTATTTGCTGGATTGAATGTATATCCACCTACTATGTCTGTTCCTACTAATCGTTTCATTTTATCCTCCTCTATATTTATAACACAATTGCCATCGCAATTACAAACGAAGTGTCCACCGATCCTGCTCCGCCGTTATATGTAATTGCACCTGTGAGACCGTTGAATGAGGTCACGATGTTTGGTGCCGAAATGTTTCCTGAAAATGTTGCACCAGATGCACTCAATCCACCACTTGCTGTCAGCAGTTTGGAGAATGCTCCTGTTACGCCAGTGACTGTTCCGCTTGTGGTGAGATTGGAGAATGTGCCATCACCTTTCAAGGTCAAGGTGTTTGCTGAGGTGTCGTTGTTGTTGACAGAGAGAACTGTTGATGCAGGTAGAGTACCATCCCAATTTAATGTTACGGAATTACCCGCATCAATACTTAGATTGCCACTATAACTAGTGGGTGCGATAGAACTACAAACTATAGTACCGCAAACAATATTTCCTGAATCCGTAACAGTAAATGTGTCGGATCCTGCGGTTTGATCTCGCACACGAATCATTGTGCTGCCAGGCGTAGAAGCGGTTAACCCTGTGTTAGGATCGTACACTTCTGTGAACGACAAGGTGAGTGGAACTTTGTTGTTTGGAGTATCAAATGTGGTGTTACCAAAACCATCATCCACAGCGGGATTGTCGGTGGAGTTGTCTTTGTATACTGTGATTGGTGTTGTGTTTGCCGCAGAAGCACCGAATAGGGCGGTGACGGCATTGAATACGACATTTCCACCCGCAGAAACCCCAGCACTGAACGAGTTGAGTGCCGTGAATACATTTACACCACCAGCAGTAACTCCTGTCACAGCACCTGTAAGACCGTTGAATGATACCACATAATTTGTTGGTATTGCCCCTGTTGCGCCTGTTGCGCCTGTTGCGCCTGTAGCACCAGTAACTCCTTGCGGTCCAACCGCTCCTGCACTAATGGTAGTTTTTACATACGAAACATCTGCTCCCTCATATGAGGTAATAACATCAAAACTACTAGAACCACTGACTCTGGCAGCATAAACTTTAAAAACCAATCTATCTGTTGTTAATACCGAAAAGGCAGTAGCATATGCAACAGTCCATCTGATTTCTGCTTTAGTTTGATTTGAAAAGTCTTCAGAATACCCACTTCTTAGTAAGGTTTCTGTTCCTGCAAGATCTCTTTTCCATAATTCAAAATTTAATTTTGCAATACAATTTACATTATCGGTTTGATATGCGTGAATAAGTCTCTCTGCAATACCTGTAGGAAGAGATCCTACTCCTGGTTCACCCACATCAGTTATAAATGATGCAATAAAAACATCACTGGTTCCAGTAACAGTGGTAGTAATACTGGTAATTGCATTCGGTGATGGTGATGTAACTGCTTTTTTGTATCCTGCAACATCAGCAGTTACTCCTGCCCAAAGATAATAAATTCTACCAGCGTTTCCACCTTGAATACCTTGAGCACCTGTTGCGCCAGTAGAACCTGTGACACCTTGAGGACCAGTAGCACCTGTTGCGCCAGTAGAACCTGTGACACCTTGAGGACCAGTAGCACCTGTTGCGCCAGTAGAACCTGTGACACCTTGAGGACCAGTAGCACCTGTTGCGCCAGTAGAACCTGTGACACCTTGAGGACCAGTAGCACCTGTTGCGCCAGTAGAACCTGTTACGCCTCCCCCTCCTCCTCCAGTAACACTCACATCAACTTGTTTACCTTTGCGAGTAATAACAATATTATCACCAACAAAATTAATATCGTTTACCGATTTAATAATTCTGGCTCGGTCTTTATAGATGCCAACAGCACCTCCACCAGAACTAGCCATCATTCCCATGTTATGGGCGACTCGATCAGCATCACTTTTACTCTTAATTAACGTGGATAAAAATTCTTGTATTTTTTTAGGATCAAAGGTTAGTTCGTTGTCCTCCAATATCAGAGGATACTGGGCAGTCAATACTGGCGATTCTCCAATGGGACCTTGAGCACCTTCTGGACCAATCGGACCCTGATCTCCCTTTGCGCCCTGATCTCCCTTTGGACCCGCCTTGCCTTGAGTTCCTTGGGCTCCACGAGGTCCAGATTTGCCTATTTTGCCGTCCTTACCATCCTTGCCAGAGGCTCCAGGAAGCCCTTGGATGCCCTGTGAGCCCTCCGCACCCTGAATGCCTGGAATACCCTGTTCTCCCTGTACGCCTTGCTCTCCTGCAACACCCTGAATGCCTTGATCGCCTTGGTCTCCCTTTTCTCCCTTTGCGCCAGTAGGACCGTCTACTCCCTGCAGACCTTTGTCTCCTGGATACCCAGTCCATCCAGTTTCTCCTCTGTCTCCCCTGTCTCCCTTGTCTCCTTGGTCACCCTTTTCTCCAGCAATCCCCTGTAGACCCTGAACACCCTGAATGCCATCGTCTCCACGAGGACCTCGTTCTCCTTGTGGACCAGCCCATCCGTCTTCGCCCTTCTCTCCCTTGGGTCCAGGAATACCAGTTTCTCGAACAATCTCTCGTTCTATTCTGGTTTGTGGTTCTGGATATTGGGTTTGCGGTTCAGGACGATACTGAAATAAATTATGTAATTCGTTTCTGTTTCCTGTAACTGCTATTATGTTTCCTTTGCTATCACGAAACTGTCCAGCAGCCACACCGACTCCGTGGCGATAAACACGATCAGGAACATCATTGTCTGTCAGAGTAAATTCGGATCCTTTAGCGTAATCCTGCCAAGATTCGCTTAGTACAAAACTGGATCCGTAAGAATATTGTCCTTCCACATAACCTGGAGGAGTTTCTGCGGATTCAAAATATTTATTGAAAGGTTTCATATTAAAGTTCTCGCTGCCACATTAGTGTGAAAAATATTTAAATTATATACGCTACTAGTATCACCAAAATCTCGAATAGCTTTTCTTATTTCTTTCACATATTTTCCAATATGAGGTCCTGAAATACTTTCTCCACCAAAAGTAACTACACCCAATAATAAAGGAACAACTAAATTATTACTATTCTTATATAACATTATAACTGGACTTCCAGAATCCCAAGAAACTAAATTTTCGTGGAATGTTGCGTGATCAGGATTAACATAATTATTTTTTGTTAAAGTAAAAAATTTTTCACCATTATTTGTAGTATCACTAAATGTTGTTAATTCGTGAATAAGTGTTTTTTCTTCTTGGTCTACTACCATGACTGGTGTTCCAGTAGGATAACTTTCTGCTCCTATTAATGGATTTGTTGGAGGATCTGAATCATTATATATTGTGTCATAACAAAAACAAACTATTGATATTGGTGTAATAGAATTGTGGACATCTGCAGTAAATCTAGAAACAACAAGATCTGTATCTGCAAGTTCAGTAAAACCAGCAACACTAACTCCTTTTATTTCATTATTTGAGTTTAAAAAATAAAGAGAATCTCCAGTACGTGGATAAAATACTCCATGTTTAGTGTGAATTAAGTGTTTTGGTGTTATTAATGCTCCGTGTCCAGTTCCGACATCTCCTGAAACTCCAACATGAGAATTGGAATTAAATAAAGGTACTGCGGTTAGAGTTATTCCACTTAACCATCCAGTAGAAGCGTAAGTTGGCGTTGGAGTCATCCAACCATTTCTATATTGTTTTGCAGCACCAGTTTTGCCAGCTATTTTTGTATCTATTTCTTTACTATAAGAAAACGAAACATTTAAATCCGTAATATTATACTCTGAACCAGATAGAGTTAATGGACAAAATTGTTGTTGTGGTGGAGATGGCGGCTGGTTATCTAGATGCAAAATAGCATATTTTCTAGTATCTTTAATTATCACTATAGGCAAATCTGCTATTAAACGAGGAGAATAAACTCCACCAATATTGTATGTGTATACTGGAGTTGCCGTAGTTAAAATTTCTAATAGTTTTAATTTCATAAAAATTTAAACATAAGTATAGGTGGTAGTAGCCGAACCCGATTCAGTTATAACTTTAAGAATAACTGTTCCCGCAGATCCTGGCGGAGTTATTGCTAGACACTGTGTGTTGTCAATTTCTCCAAAAATAAATGCAGGAATTCCTCCAAATGTTATATCAATTATATACGTAAGATTAGTTCCTGTAATAATAATATTAGTATTTCCGTTAATATCTCCAGATGGTGTATCTATAGAGGTAATAGTTGGAATTCCTATTAACGTGGCTACGGCATGTTTAGTCGGAGAATACCACAGAGTAACATACTTGGCAAATTCTTTTAATAGAATATTAGGATATTTAAATCCTGTGTCTTTTATATTTGCATAAGAAACAGATGATATTATTTCTTGAATCTTTAATTTCATTAGACAACTCCATCTTCAACAGACACCCTTCCTTCTAGAAGTTTCTGAGAATACGTAGTTCCTATAGAAAGTTTTATGTCGTAAAAATATTTTCCAAGAGATAGAGAATCTGTTGAAGATGGATTTAGTTTTATCAAAATACCACCATTTGCTGAGGCTGAGTTATAATTAGTATTTAGACTTATTCCACCAATGGCACTATATCCTGTAGTAAAGCCGCCAGTATAACCGTATGTTAAACCAGTAGTACTGGCAAATAACACAGGATAGTCTGCAGTTTTATATTTTTTAAACTGCATTTGGGCAGAATAGCCAGCAAGATCTACTGCGGTATCGTCGTCAGTTAAGTACTGAAGCCAAAACTCGAAATTAGAGCCTTTATTGATTGATAAGTCGTATTTTGCGGTCATACGTTATTTAGGCTTTATCGATGTACTGTTTTTCTGCTTTTAAACTTCTTTTTTTGCGCTGGAAACAGGGCAGGTTTATGATCCTTCTTTTCGCTCTGCTTTGCAGCCTGTTCGTCCATTTGACGAATAGATTCCAGTTGATTGGTTTGCTCAAAGAATTTTAGATATTGACCGAGATTTGTCTGAATTCGTTCTAGTTGATCTGCTGGTATTAGATTTTCTGTAATTAACTTCTTACAGGCAGCGTACCCCATATGAGGTTTTCCTGCATAGAATGCAGTGGCAGCAACTTCATCTAAAATAGCATACTTATAGACATCTTCCGAAACAAACAAGATATCATCCTTTGGGTACGGAATATCAAGAGCCATCTTTGCGTATAAGAAAGCTAGTCGTGGATGGTTCATCATTCTGTAGACTCGTGCAATTTGGTGAAGAGGCTCTGCACGATGAGGACGAAGTTCCCATGCTTCCAGAAATCCTTGCTGAATCTCGATCCAAGGCTTGTTGGCAAGACCACGACACATGGCAATACGAAAAGCTGAATAGTATTGTTCTTCTTCCCAGCCACCCATCTCTACACGCTTCCTGTAAGCGGCTTCTGCCTTTTCCCATTGCTGAGAGTCAAAATAACTCTGAGCCAGATAGAATTGGTATCTTACATTGTCTGGTTCCTTGACTAGAACCTCTTCCAACATGATGGCATCTCGTTTATACTTCTCGATAGGATCAATACCCACATTACGTGCTCCCATGGTACGAGCAACAATTTTATATTTTCCTTCAAGTTTTCCAATCTTTGGAGTAGCAGTTTCGGCATTTGGCTTTGTTGGATACTCGTGAAGAATGCCTTGATACCTCCAGCCAATACCTGTGCGGAAAATTTGAGTTCTCCACCAAGTAAATTCGCCACGACCAAACGCAAGAGCAAATGCTTCCACTTCTCCCACATTAAAGGGAAACTGAAACTCTCCTTCCACATAGTCGTCGGCATCAATCATCCATGCCCAGTCTGCCTTGCCGTCACAGAGTTGTAGAGCTTCTGTACGGTTATCGCCAAAGCTTACCCATGGGCGTTCATGGAGTTCTCCAGGAATACCCTTCTCGGCAAAGAAGTTTTTAATTAACTCTTGAGTTCCGTCTGTGGAACCAGTATCCACAATAACCCAATAATCTACGTACTTGTAGATTGAATCTAGGCATTCTTTAATAATGTGAGTTTCGTTTTTAACAATCATCGATAGGCATAATTTAGGCATAATTTAGATCTCCATGAAAAAGTTTAAGTCATTAGTATATATACCAAAATTACGAACAGTACAAAAAGAATGTGCAGTTTTATAGCCAGAAGGTTTTGTATCGTTTATCAGGATTCTAGCTCCACTACCCGCATCAAAAATAATATGATCGTATCGTATATTTAATAGTTTTAAGTTATTAATTGTCACTTCTTTATCTTCTTTTGGTCTACCTGTTATAATAATAATCATATCAGTTCTAGGAATATTATTTAATAAATCATGAACACCATTCAAAACTAATTCTTTATCTTCAAGATATCCTCTATGTTTGACTATAGTTCCATCTAAATCAAATATCCAAGTTTTTTTAAGTTTAGGATAATTCATTATAAAGTTTCACTCCATTATAAAATGCTAATAATATTGAACTATAATCTTCTATAACATAACCACAAAGAGAAAACCAAATTAATATATGTATTAATTTAATATCTTTTTCTAAATATGGTATATTTTTAAAAAATAAAGATTCAAGAGTTGACCATCCATGATTTTTAATATCAAAAAATACACAATCATTTGTTACTTCTATAAAATAATTTTTAGAATTTATATTATCATAATTTCCAAAAAACGAATAATATAATTTAGCAAAATCATATCTTGGATCGCCTATTAATTTAGTTTTGCCAAAATATCCACGAGGATCTATTAAAAATGCTTTATTATCACAAGAAATTATATTAGAAAATGTTGGATCTCCGTGTATTAATGTAAATATACTTACATTATATAAAGAACTAATTTTATTTTTAAATTCTTCAATATGTTCGGGATGAAACGGATTAATACAATCTTTTGAATTTATATTAATAATTTTTTTATTAAAAAATGGTATTAACTCAGATACAGAATAGACTCTTTCAAAAGTTTTTTCATTATATACTATTTGCATTTCTTTAATATCTGATTTGGTTTCTTCTAAAGAATGAAGAGCTTTTAAAGTATCCAATACATCTAGAAAAAAAGATTCAGATGGTTCTTTTAAAAATGGATTTACTCCATTTATACGAGACATAATAAATGGATTTTTTGATAAAATTTTTGGTATTCTTGTAAACCCTAATCTTTTTACGTATTCATACCAATCTAATTCGTCATTAATTAATTTTTCATAATTTTTAATTTTTGCTCGTTTAGATACAGTATTTTGATCTATTATAACTTCATTAAAAAATCTATTATTTGTGTGATATTTCCGAAACTGTTCTTCTGTTCCTACATCAATTATATCATTAATAATAAAAGAATTTATATTTATTTTAGTATTAACTAAAAACTCTGTAAATGGACCTTCTTCTGGGATATTTGCTATTAAAGATTTATCAGAAAATGTAAATAATCCAGAAACTCCATTTATAATATTATTTTCCTCAATTAATATTTTGTTTTCTAATTTCCATCTACACGGAAATGAACATTGTTCAGATGTTAAACCAATATTAATACCATTATAATTAAAATTTTGTTTTTCTAGAGGTAATAAATCAGACCAAACAAAAATAAAAGGAATATTATTTGGTATAAATGTTAATGCAGTTTTAATACCAGAACATGTTCCCTTTTTATTAGTTTCTATAAATTTTACTTTACAATTTGGTCTAAATTTATTAATAAATTTCTTTAATACTTCTTTTTTATAATCACATATGATTAAAAATTCATCATCTGGATATAAATCAAACCAATGGAAAATAATTGGTTTACCGAATAACGGAACAATACATTTTGGTTTTATAGTAGTTAAATTATTCATTCTACTACCACAACCACCAGCTTGAATTATAAATGTATTCATTTTTTTTGTTTTCCTATATCACCGCCTGGATGATTTTTATAAAATTGTTCGACTGTCACTTTTTTATAATCAATAATTTTCATTCCAATACTATGTAAAACAATTAAATAACAAACTAAAGAACATGTAGGAACTCGATTCCATGGATCACATTCATTTAAAAATGGAACATATAAATCAAAATATGAATATTTTTTTAATTTTGCATTATTATTTGAGTGTAATAAAATAATTTTTGTTTTGCAGTTTCTTGAGTTGAGTTTTTCACAAAAAAACATTAATTCGTCTGTATTACCACTTTTAGAAATTAAAATAATAATAGAATTATCTTCTATTAAGCCCATATCACCATGTACAGCATGTATAGGATCTACAAATATAGAACGAATAGTTAATGAATTAAATGTAGAAGAAATTATATTAGCTATATGAGAGTTTTTACCAATACCAGAAAAATATATTACTTTTGAATCTTTTAGTATATTAAATAATTCTTCTAATTTATTATAATCAATATTTTCCATTAAATGAAAAATTGAATTTACATTTTTATGAATAATACCACCTAAATCTTGTAACATTATATTACCGTTTCAATAATATTTTTTTTCCAATCTAACATTTTTGCATATCTTTCTGACGCTATTGAATATCTCCATCCCATTTGACAACCACATTTACTATTACATAATACATGAATTGGTTGATGAGTATTTAATCCATATATTATATCAAATAAACCTGAACGTAATCCTAAAATGATTGGTTTATTATAATAAACTATTGATAAAAATTGTTCTAATGTAGTTTCTAAATTTACAAAATCATTTAAATTTTGTTTTCTATATTCTGCATGTCCTTCAATATTTACATAAATATTGTTTATTAAACCATTTTCTTTTAATTTATTAGCATAATCAATAAATAATTTATTATCAACAATTATACCACCATTTGTCATAGGACATATAATCAAATCTTTATTTGTTATAATGTTATTTTTTATTTTATTTGGTATTAATGTTTCATAAAATTTAATTAAATCTTCACTAGTAAGATCAAATCTTTCAAAATAATCCCAATACTGTAGACCTCTGTTATAGTTTTGTTTAGTAAAATTAGAAAATCCTGTTGAATCTATCCACAAAGATTCAATTTGTTTATCTTTACACTCATCAATACATATAGGTATAGCACCATATTGTTTAAATAAATTTACTAAAAAAAATCTAGACTTATGAGTAACAAAATAAAAAGATTCTGTATTATTTAATTTTCTTTTTAAACAACAAAAAGAAGCTAGAGCATTAAACATATCACCAAGATTTACTCCATTATTAACATTTTCTGTTGTAGCTATATAATATTTCATATTTTTACCAAATAAAATTTTGTTTATAGTATTGTACAATACTTTTAATTTCCAAATCAAAGTTTCTAATAGCAAGCCATCCAAGTTCTTTTAATTTTGAATCATCTACAGAATATCGTACATCTTGTCCTATTCTGTTAAAATTAAAATCTAAATAATTATCATAATTTATTGTCTTTTTTTGATATAATTCTTCTGTAGTTCTTGGTTCAAAAAAATTATCTAATATTTTTTTAATAATAATAATATTTTGGCATTCATAATTTCCCGAAATATTATAAATTTCGTTTGTTATTTCTTTGTTTATTATAGTCAAAATAGCACTAGCAGTATCTTCTACATGTAACCATGTTCTTATTGGAGTACCTTGTTCGTGTAATGGTATAGTTTTTCCCAAAAATAAATTTTTGCACGATTTTGGAATAAATTTTTCAGTATATTGACCTATACCATAATTATTAGTTGGTCTAACAATAACATATGGAATTTTATAAGTCCTACCCCAAGATAAAACTAACATATCTGCTGCAGCTTTAGAAGCACTATATGGATTACTTGGTTTTAATATATCAGTTTCTTTATGTTTTCCTTCTGATATATCTCCATAAACTTCATCTGTACTAAATTGAATAAATGTTGGTAATTTAAAATGTCTTTTTGTTAAAATAAGATTTAATAAATTTTCTACTCCTAAAATATTACTTTTAATAAATTTATTTGTTCCTATAATAGAATTATCTACATGAGTTTCTGCAGCAGTATTAATTATGATATCGCATTCTACAAGACTATCTAAATCGGTAATATCAATTTTTTGATATTTAAAATTTTTATAGTTTTTAAATTCAGATAAAAAATTTAAATTTGCTGCATATGTTTCTTTATCGATGCCTATTACATAATGCCCCGACTCAAGTAATCTTTTTGTAATTACCGAACCAATAAATCCTAAACATCCAGTTACGTAAATTATTTTTTTCATATTATCTCCTAAGATTCAAGTAACATGGTTTGTCTGAATATAGAAATTCAGAAAATATTTCTTCTAATTCATTATTATCTTTTGGTTTATAAATTTTAATATTAGGTAATGATTTTAATACTAATTCGTCATCTTCAGCCCAATGACTTATTCCGTCATGACTATAATCTTTATTTCTACCAGCACCTACTAATTTTACTGGAAGATTTTCATAGTTTACATAATTTCTTAAGAATTCAAAAGGACGATATAACAAAAAGGGAGTAATAGAATAGCATATTGGAATTTTTTTATTTTCTGATAATCCTATAGCAATACCTATCATTAATTGTTCAGCAGCACCAGTATTATAAAATCTATCTTTGAATGTTTTTTTACATTCGTCTAAAATTCCAAATCCTAAATCCGCTGTTATAAAATGAATATTTTTAGTTTTATTCATTTCTTCTATGATAAGTTTAGCAAATATTTTTCTCATAATGATTTATAATCTTTTTCTGTTAAAACATAATAATGTGTTAGTAATCCAGAAGCAAACTCAAATTCTGTTGGTTTTGATTCTATAATATTTATGTCAGGTAAAAATGATTTTAATCTATTTATTAAATTTTCTGTATCAATATAATCATATGCACCCATACCATTCACATTGACATAGACTTTTAAATTTGTTAATTTTTCTTTGTGTATAAATGCTAGAGATTCCCATATAGATCCTTCTGCACATTCTCCATCAGAAATAAGACAATATGTATTTTTTGTTTTATCAGATAATGCATGGCCAACTGCTATGGGCAATCCACTACCAAGACTACCTGTAGAACAAAAAATATTATTTTCTAAATCTTTTCCAGGATGAATACCGTGTTTGTGGAGTAGCATTACGGGATCAGTGCCATATTTTTCTTCTAGAATACAATATAATGCAAGACCTGCATGACCATTACTTAAAATAAAAACCTCATTGTCTTGTTTTTTATTATAAATATCCCATATTATGGGTAAAGCACTTAAACAACTACTTAAATGACTTAATTTTTCATCATAAGTAATTTGTATTAATCTTTTTGTTATAATTTCAAGTGGTTTCATGTATTTCTTTAATTGTATACAGCATATAACAACAATCGATATATTCTTTATTAGTAATTCTAGATCCTAGTACTTGTTCAAAATCATTCATTGCTTTTTGAACATTTTCTAATCGAGTATCATCAAAAATAACTAATCCTTTTTTATTTCCAATTAAATCTAGAGTCAATTCAACATCATTTTTTACATGTTCATAATGGTGATCACCATCAATAAATACAGCATTAATATTTAATTCTTTTATTTTTTTATTATTAAGTTCTTCAAAAAATCTTTTACTTGTCATTTCAAACAAAACAACATTAGATTTGTCTTTTATTAAATTTAAAGTACTTTCTTTTTATTTTCTCACAATCATTTGATCTAGATTTTTACCAAATATTTCTATATCAGAATATCCACAGGATTTAAAAATACCAGCTAAATATTGTGCTAATTGAGATCCCTTCATTTCTTTAATACCATGAGATTCAACAAACCACGATTTTATCCTATTTTCTGTCATTTCAATAGTATTTTTAGTTAATGCTAAATATTCAGATCCTTCAATATCTATTTTTGCAAATTCTACTTCATCTAATTCATTTTCGTCTAATATAGTTTTTAATGTTTTACCACTAACCATAATATTATTAAAAGCATGACCGATATCTCGTCTAAGAGAATTACAAGTAGAATTCCATTGATCGATGTAAAAAGGTATCATATTATTACTATCAGATAAAGCAGCTTCTATAATTGTTATATTTTTAAAATCCTTAGTAAGTTCTTTTAATATAAAAATATGATCTGGAGTTGGTTCTACCGTAATTATTTTTTTTGCAATATCAGAAACATGTAAGGAAAACAAACCAATATTACCACCAAAATCTAAAATATTAATATCTTTTTTATTTCCTAACCATTTTTGGTATAAATTTTCTTCATTAATTTGTTCTAAAATTATTCCTGTATGATTTTTAGGATCATTAAAATGATTAATAATTTTTTGATTATTTGTTTCAATAGTTAAAATTTTATCCGTTACTGTTTTGATTGTAAATTCCATAATATTTCCTTTATTTTCTAGATTCAATATAATCTATAATTCCATTTTTTATATCATAACCACATTTAAATTGATATTTCTGTTCTGCATAATTAGTATCACATACCCAAACACTAGATTCAAAACTTTTATTCATATCATTATGTATAGTAATTTTGGGATCTTGATTTAGTATTGTTTTAAAAATATCTAATATTTCAAAATTAGAATATTGTTTTCCAGAACCAAAATTTACAACATCGCCTTTTATTTTGTTGTGATCTGCACAAAGAAGAGTATCAATACCTTTTAAAAAATCTTTTATGTAAATAAAATCATGAAATCCATTATAAAGATCCATTGGTTCGTTTTTTATAAAAGCATTATAAAGTTTATGAAATAATCTATAAGATTTTTCATGTTTACCGTAAACACTATAAGGACGAGCAACTACTATTGATAAATTATAAGCTTTAGCATATCCTACACACAACATTGTTGCTGCACTTTTAGTTGCTTCGTATATTGTTGTTGGATCTAGGTAATCTGTTTCTTTTGTTGCATAAGCTTTTCTTCCGTATTCAGCAGAAGAACCAATGTGAATCATTCTTGCATTATTTTCTTTTACATAATTAATTAATTTATATACTAAAATAACATTTGAATCAAACATATCTGTTTCTTCATAAATATTAGCAGCACAATTTATAATTAATTCTGGTTGTTCTGCTAATACAGAATCAATATTAATTGATCGATTTTGTTTGATTATATTATAATGATTAGAATAAAATTCAATTAAATTTTTCCCAATAAAGCCATCAGATCCTGTTATTAATAATTTTTTCATTATTTTTGGTATTTTTTTATTTTATTCATTAAATCTATTTTAGTTTGAACACCAACAACATAATTTGCATGATGTAAGACTAAATTTGAAGGAATATTATTGGAATCTACTGCCTGAAAATCGGAAAATAAAGATTTACTAATGTCTAAATTATGAGTCATCCAATTACTAAAATAACGATAATCTAATAATCCAAGTTTTACATCAAATGATCTATGAATACTATTTAATACTCTTTGATCATTTACGTGATGCATACTTTGATCATTTGCTTGTTTAACAATTTTTACAATTTCTTTAAACATTTGTTTTAATTTTTCTGTATTTTTCATTATCATAAAACCAAAACATGCAGCATTTGGAGCATCTGCTTGACAAATTATATCGTATGTATCAAAAATATTAAAATCTAAATTTTTTGTAATATTTTTAAAAAATTGAATATCTACATCTGTATGAATTATAATTTCATTTAATTGTGCATCTTCTAGTGATTGGATAATAAAATTATCCTTTTCAATCATAGTCTCTTTCCATCCTGCATCCATATAATTTCCACTAGAACAAAATTGTTCAGACAATTTATGAATTAATAATAAATCAGAATTAGTGGATTTAAATGATGGATAAAACCATTCATCAAATAATACTTTATGCGAATCAGAATATAATGTATATAATTTCATGTATTTTTTCTTTTTTCTACACCCCAACCACCTGGACTAATACCTATCAAAATATTTGATTCTTTATGTGTAGAAGAACAAACACTTGGATCAAAAAATCCATATGAAAGATCTTTTCTATTATTAAAAGTCTCTATTAATTTACAATGATCTCCACCATCATATAATCCCAGTTTTACGTTTGGTATTTCTTTTTCGCATTTTTCTGCCCATTCTTCAACAAATGATAAGGTTTTATTGTTATATTTAAAATATATAACTGCACTATGAGGTGTTTCTAAATTTTGTGTTCTACGAATCAAACCTATATCTTCTTTTATATTGTCTAATTCTGTTGGTAATTTGTTTATATAACAATCTGCATCAATCCATATAAAATCATGTTTTAGCTCAATGAGTTTATTTAAAATAAATCTTGGTTTTTGTAAACAATTAATATTATAATTATCATTTAATATTGGATTAAAAACTAATAATTTGCCACCTAAACTAGTTATTTGGGCTTTTAATTGTTCTGCTGCCTTTTCATAAAATTTAGAATCTGTATAATCATAAAAATATGTTATAAATGGTGTCATTATTTTTCTCTTAATATAATTATATCACATGTACACAGAATGTCAAGTTATATTTTCTTTTATTTTATTAAATAACCAATCATCACTACTAATTAAATTTTGAACTCTTTCAAAATTATCTTTTATTGCGTTTATTTTTGAATAATATAACTCTGGAGTTAAATCATCTATATTGAAATTGTTATCAAGAATTATTATTCCGTCTTTATTAAAATAATCACCAATATCAGGAGCTCCCCAATATACAGGAATAGTTCCTGTAGCAAAACAATCTGTAACTTTTTCTGTAAAATATGTTTCGTATGAATCATTTTCTAAAACAATTTGAAACATATAATCATTAATTGCTGCTGATTTATCTGGCCAAGGAGAACCACCGTCTCCTAATCTTGAGGATCCAGCAGCACCACCAAATAAATCTATTTTACCTTTAAACTTTTCTGCAATTTCGTGTCTTTTGTGGTGTCCTACTGTTACCTTTTTAGAAGAAGCAAACATAGAAACCAATTTACTTTTATCAAATATTTTTTGATTTTTGCACCAAGGTAAGTTGCTTCCCGCAAAACCAAACTCTAATTTTGGATTTTTTTTACAAAATTCCCTATCTGCAAAAAATATTCGATCATACGAATCACAAATTAAATTTAAATTATGTTCAAATATATCTTTTTTAATTCCCCATTCGTAAAAAATAGCACGTGATTCACAAATCCATCCTATTTTTTGTTCTCCTGGTTTTTTTTTATAATTTATACCATGACCTATAGCACCATCTATAAAAACTTTTATAGGAGTATCTTCTGTAGTCCATTCAAATAATTTTGGTTTTAAATCGGAATTTGACGAAAGATGTGTGTAAAATCCTGCACCAATTACTGTTATTTTGTTCCTGGGCTCTGCCATGCTATAAGTTCCTCATTATATCCTAATTCACGTAAAGATTGCTTTTTAGATTCCACATCCGCTAAACCCATAAGAATTACTGTATTCTCATTTTCTTCTCCAGGCCAAACACAGTACTCTGGACCAATAAATTTCATATGAAAGTTTTCCTGTCCATGAAATTTTTGAAGAATACCAATTAGTGCTTCATGATCAAACCATTGTCCTGTGGCTTCTATTTGACGAGCCATAAACATCCAATGCTGAAGAAAATCTAATACTTTGCTATTAAATGCTAGGTATATTGGAGACGCTTTTGCTGCATGAAGTTTGGTTGTTGAGCAAGCAACAGCAACGTCAGTTGTTCCAGTAAATAGATCAAATACATCTGGTGTTTTACGAATATAAGAATCAATATCAAGCCATACCACTGGTTCTTGCTTTTCTACTAGCATTTTATAAATGAATTGAGGTTTGCTCAAGCAATTCTTTTGGTATGATCCTAAAGACGGTTTTTCTCGTATATCGGCTGGCACTTTAAAGTGTGCCAACTCTTCTTTCAACCGTTTTGCGTGATCGCTGTAATATGTCGATCCTTCTAAATCACTATAAAAACTAATCACTTGTGTTTGCATAATTATCCATTTCCTATATGATACTTCACACACAACTCCCAATCTTTTTTTTCCTTGTGAGGAATAATCTTTAATTGAGCCAGAGTAAGTTGAGGTTCTTTGTATTCGTCTGGATCTACAGCAATCACTAGTCCCCATTCCACCAAAAGCTTAACTATAAGATTTCTACGACCAATATCTGAATCTGATATGTCTGTTTCCAGACCATCTAGATCCAATAATTCTTTAAAGTGCATGATAGCATACCTGCCACGCTTGTGTAGAATATGGCAACTTTGGAATAATTTCTTTTCTTTTTTCGAAGAAACGCCCATGCGAGTCAGGGTTTCTCGAACCTTAAGAAAATCATCTTTACTTTTTAGTGTAATTTCTACACCTAGCCCATCAAATATATCATTATCATCAGTTTCCATATCAAATTCGCTTTACGTTAAATTAATTCATACAATAACATAAGTATTTATATAAATTAAAGTTTGGCTCCACCCTGATCCAAAAGGCTACGAATCTGTTTCCAGTCGTCCTCGGACAGCAAATCCACCACTTCTCTGGCTCTGGTATCTGAATACCCATACAATGCTTTTAGGGCATCGATACGATCATCCTGCTCAGGCTTTAGCCACTTACTAAACCGCTTTCGTGGACGAACCGAAATACGAAGATAATCAAACTGAAGCTTCTTGTCGATATTACCATGACGATTCATCGTATTTGCATAAAAGATTGTGTCTGAAAAGTAGGATAATCCACGATTAGTCATGTATGGAACATACTCTTTTTCGCATAGATGATCCTCGTCCATCAAGGGAACCTTGGATTGGTTTATAGAATTAAGGAAAACGAATGGATCCATTACTTCTTAAACCCACAAGTCATCATGACTTCCACCATAAAAGCACACATATTGATCTCCTGATCGCTCACAAAACTAGCCTTGTATTGATATTCCGCAATGATCAAAACCGCCTGTGGTATGGTGGAAGGCTCTAGGAAGTCGTATAGGCTATCGTAGACCTTCCTGAACAGATCCTGTGGAACATGGTTCGTATTGTTTGCCACCCATTTTCTAACCTCATTGAAGTTCTTCTCTTTCATAAACCCCATCAGTTGCTTCACATCCAGTTCTCCTGCTGTGCTCAGAATACCTACATCAATGGTTCCTGCCGCAGAGTATCGTTGAAGTTCGTTTAGAACACGACGAAAATCTGGAAAGAATTTCACAATGACTTTAGACAGAATCTTTACGTCATAGGTAATCTCTTCTGCTTCCAGAATACCCTGACATCGTTCTAGGAACTGCTTGGCTAGTTCTGGTCGGTCTTTGTGTGCAAAGTTAAAGTCGATACCTGTGCAACGAGAATGAATAGGCTCAATGATACGATTCTTGTAGTTGCACGTAATAATAAACCGACAAGTCTTAGAAAACTCTTCAATGGCTCCACGAAGTGCAGGCTGAATACTGTTCACATTAGAATAATCAAACTCATCCAGAATAACAATCTTCTGATTTGCGTCTTCTGACAGAGATACCGTACTTGCAAACTGACGAATCTTTGTTCGCAGAGTATCGATATTTCCGTCTTCAGAACAATTGATAATAATAAAGTCTGCTCCTAATTCGTTGCAAAGGGCTTTAGCCACACTAGTTTTACCTAGACCTGGCTTACCCGATAACATAAGATTAGGACAATCCTTTGAGTTTACTATATCCTGAAAAATCTTTTTAATATTTGCAGGAAGTACACAGTCCCGAATGGTTTGTGGTCTATACTTCTCGACCAACAAACCAATCGCATTATTTGCGGTTATTGTCATGGATTATTCGCTGTATGTGCTGGTGTTTTCCATGGCAATCCAATACTTCAGATCCAGGTTCTTGTGCGTGAATTGCGAGATCACAGTCTTGCTAATTTCCACACTATAGTCACCTTCAAACAACTTCAGGTTATCCAACTTAAAGTTGAACGAAAATGTTGCTTCTTCTGGATTACTGCCTACTGGCAGAGTAAACACATTAGTGGTAGGATCCTTTAGATCCTTGACTACTGCTAATACTTCACTACCCTTAGAGATAATGCAGAGATCAGAAAGTTGAAGAGCAGCACCTGATCGTTGAAGTTCACGGAACTGATCTGCCATCAGGTCAAAGGTAATAGCAACACTCGGAGTCTTTACTTGCTTGGTTGGATA